GCGTAGTGGATTCGTCTACGCCGGTCGTACTAATGGCCGATGGTTCGTGGTCCGGTGACTCGACCGGAATAGTCGCGGTCACCGTCGAAGATATACCGCATATGTACGTTCTTGATTTGTGGGAAAAACCCGGCGACTCTAACGAGTGGCGCGTACCGATTAGCGAAGTAGAAACCGCTATACGCAACGCAGCTAAATCTATGCCGGTTCTTGAGATCGGAATGGACCCGTATCGCTGGCAACGTTCGATGCAAGCATTAGAAGACGAAGGTTTACCGCTACTCGAGTACCCTATGGGTTCGGTTCAGCGGATGGTTACCGCGTGGAAATTGTTTTACGACGCGGTGCTAGATCGAACGTTTACCCATTCCGGCGACCCGCGTTTAGCGCGTCACGTTGAGAATATGGTTCTGAAAATTGACGCACGCGGCGCGCGACCTACGAAAGAGTCAAAGGTTTCTACCCGTCATATTGACTTAGGCGTATGCGCGGTCGCTGGACTTGAGCGCGCCGTATGGCACACTTCGCACCATCCGACCCCGGAAACGGTGCCGCAAATTATCGACCCGTGGAGCTTTACCGATGCGTAACGCTGTAACTACTTTCGCTGAAATCTTAGGGGCTACGGCGATCGTTGTCGGCGTGGCGATGGTTTCGGTACCCGTCGCGTTTATTGTTGGCGGCGCGTTGCTTATTACCGGCTCGTATTTGGTTGCGACCCGATGAGTCTTTTTAGCCGTCGGGCTATGCCCGCACCGTTACGGAATACCGGTTTTGTTTTAGGTAACAACTGGTCAGGCGAAAACGTTACGGAAGAAACCGCGCTCGAAGTAGCTGCGGTTTTGTCGTGCGTTTCGCTACTCGCTGATTCGGTTGCGTCGCTGCCTATGCGCGCGATTGAGCAAACCGGCGACCGTAATATCCGGCTCGCTACCCCTACGTTTCTTACCGACCCGGCCGAAACTGTCACGCAGTACGAACTAATCCATATGGTCGTTTCGTCGCTTGCGTTGCATGGCAACGCGTACCTATGGCTTGACTATGCCGGCGGTACTGGCGGTATGCCATCGCAAGTAGTACCGCTTCACCCGGATAACGTGACCGTCACCATTACTGGCAACGCGCGAACGTATACGGTTGCCGGTCAGAATGTAGACGCAGCACAGCTAATGCACTTGCGATGGTTCACGCCACCGCAAGCCGCTAAAGGTATTAGCCCGCTACATCAGCAACGCAACACTATAGGTTCGGCTCTTGCGGTCGAGCGTCACGTATCGCAATGGTACGGAGAAGGCGGTACGCCGTCTTCCGTTCTCGAAGTAGACGGCGACCTTTCGGTCGAAGCCGCGAAGGTTTTGCAAGCTACTTGGGAAACGCAGCACCGTAGGAAACGCCGCCCGGCGGTTTTGTCCGGCGGTGTGAAGTGGAAACCTATTAGCGCGTCCGCTGCGGATATGGAACTAAACGCCAGTCGCGAGTATGCAGTAGCAGAAATCGCGCGCGTCTTCCGTATCCCGGCGCATATGATCGGCGCAAAATCTTCAAGCCAAACGTACACAAACAACGAGCAAGCCGGGCTTAACTTTCTTACGTTTACATTGCTGCCGTGGTTGCGACGTATTGAGTCGGCGTTCAGTGAACTAATGCCACCGGCGCAGCGCGTCGAGTTTGATACTTCCGCGTTTCTACGTGCCGATACGATCAACCGCTATCGGGCGCATCAGCTCGGCATCACTTCCGGGTTTCTCACACCGAACGAAGCGCGCGCTATTGAAGGTCTCGAACGTTACGAAGGTGGCGACGAATTCGTACTCGCGTTGCCGGGTGCGCCTATGGCCGGTCCGGGTATCGACCCGCCGCCGGTCGGCGTGGACGCTGACCCGCCGCAGTAATGGCAGACTCATACCCGCCTAGCGACGGCATGATAACCGAAGCTGAACGCGGCTTAGCGTGGCGCAGTGAATACGGACGCGGCGGTACCGCTATCGGTATCGCTCGCGCGCGTGACATTGTGAACCGTAAAGACTTGCCGTTACCGACTTGGCGACGAATCAAAGCGTATTTCGATCGTCACGAAATCGACAAGCAAGGTACCGGATGGTCACCCGGCGAAGACGGTTACCCTTCTAACGGTCGTATCGCGTGGGCGTTATGGGGCGGCGATGCAGGCTGGTCGCGTGCGAAGTCAATCGTAGAAACCGCTAACGAAACGAAAGCGTCAGCTATGGAACTAGAAACCGAAACGCGTAACGGCGAAGGTATGTACCCGCTTACGCCACGACAACAGAAACAGTACGAAGACCTCGAAGCGGTTACCGAATTGTTCGGCCAGTTTGACGCTGGCATCGGTGAAGCTGGCGCGCACTACGTAGACGCTGCCGCTAACCCGTTCGCTAGTGAAGGTTTGGTTTGCAGTAATTGCGTTTTCTATGAGGGTCCGCGAGCTTGCGAAATCGTCGCAGGCGATATTGACCCGGCAGCTATTTGTAAGTTTTGGATCATCCCGGAAAGTTTAACGTCGGGCGTCATGCCGGTGGACGTTGAAACGGTGGAACCTATGGACGAAGAACAAGTAACGGAACCGGTGCGCTACGCGGCGTATCCGATTGAAGCGCGACGCATTGCCGGACGCGACGTAGAGTTTCGCACGGTCGAAGTCGGTGCGCTCGAAGCCGGAGACGTGGACGACGAAGGTTTTGCGCGTTCCTTTTCCGGTTACGCTGCGGTATTCAATTCACCTAGCGAACCGCTCCCGTTTATTGAGACGATCGCACCGGGCGCGTTCAAACGTTCTTTGAATTCCGGTAAAGAGATTCGCGCCTACGTAAATCACAATTCCGATATGCCACTAGCGACTACGAAAAACAATTCGCTACGACTTATGGAAGACGCGCGCGGTTTGCGCGTTGATATGACACTGCCGGACACTACCGCCGGGCGTGACCTTTCGGTTCTCCTTCGCGACGGTGTAGTTCACTCTATGAGCTTCGGGTTCAGTGTCCCTAAGTCCGGTGACTCGTGGAGCGCAGACGGCACCGCGCGCACACTTAAAGAAGTCCGTCTTCACGAAGTCAGCGTAGTTTCCGGCGTACCCGCCTACGCTGCGACCGAAGGCGCAACAGTACGCAGCACCGACGCAACCGAAACCAGCACCGACGACAGTAACGAAACTGGCCGGTCGGTGGATATGGCGCGTCGGTATTTAGAACTAGCGCGTAAGCGCAAGTAACCAGCGACCCGAATAACGCGCCCGGACGCTACGCGCACCACCGCGATTATTCACTTGCTACCCCCAAAAACAACCAACTAAGGAAGGACTCGACCTATGTCCGAGTTTGTTAAAAACCTTAGCGAACAGCGCGCTCGCGCTTGGGAGCAGGCTAAGGGTCTACTTGACCATGCCGCTTCGGAGTCTCGCGATCTGTCCGCAGAGGAATCAGAGCAGTTTGACCGTATTAACGCTGAGCTTGATTCAGCCGATGCTCGCATTAAGTCAATTCTTGACGCTGAGCAGCGCAACCGCGATATCGAAGAAAGCCGTAACCGTCTCGGTGTCCCGGCTGATCTTGGCGCAACCGCTAGCGCAATCGTTGAGAAGACCGACGAAGATACCGTCCGTTCACTTCTTAGCGGAGAGATTCGTAGCGCACGTTTTGAAAAGCGCGCTATTACTTCTTCGTCTTCGGGTGGTGCGGTTCCGACTTCGGTTTACGATCGCATCGTGGAGCATCTTGTTCAGACGAACGTTGTTCGTAACGTCGCTACCATTGTGACGACGAATAGCGGCGAAACGCTGAACGTTCCTACGTCTACTGCGTTTAGTACCGCGTCGATCGTTGGCGAAGCCGCGCAGACTTCACCGTCGGACCCGACTCTCGCTACCCGTGCGCTCGGTGCTTTCAAGTATTCGGTACTTGTGCAGCTCTCGAACGAACTTGCTACCGATGGTGCCGTGGACGTTGCGGGTTTCCTTGCGCGTCAGGCTGGTACCGCTATCGGTGTCGCTACTCGCGGACATATGACTACCGGTGCTACCGGTGGTTCGAACCCCGTTGGTATCGTGACCAGCTCGACCGCTGGCGCAACCGGCGCGACTGGCGTTACCGGTGCGTTCAATGGCGACCGACTTATCGATCTTCGCTATTCGGTTGGTTCGGCTTACACGTCGCAACCGGGTTGCGGCTGGATGATGAATAACACCGCTATGGCCGCGGCTCGTAAGCTCAAGGGAACCGCAAACGATCATTATCTGTTTGCTCCGGGCTTGAACGGCGACCCGGATCAGCTTCTTGGATTCCCGGTTTACCTGAACGATTCGATGCCTAGTCCGGCGTTGTCGGCTAAGTCTGTTTTGTTCGGTCACTTTCCGAGCTACTTTATTCGCGAAGTTAACGGAATCGACGTCGCCATTTCGGACGACTTCGCTTTCGATTACTCCGTGCGTACGTTCCGGGTGCAGCTCCGTACCGATGGTCTACTCATTGACCAAACCGGCGCGGTTAAACACTTCGTCGGCGGCGCAAGCTGATATAGCTGCGCCTACTGGTTTGGTATACGCCGGTTCGGTCCCCCTTCCCGAACCGGCGTATACCGCCACCACCTAACAAGGACTCACTACTAATGCGTATTCGATTGCTCGTAGACATTTCGGGAACCATTAACGGCGAAGACTGGCCGCGCAAAGGCGGCGAAATCGACGTACCCGAAAACGTCGCAGCTGATCTATTCGCTAACAGCTTCGCGGAACCAGTAACCCGCAAAACGGAAAAGGTCGAAACGACCACCGTAGACCCGGTAACCGAAACCGCAGCTACACCTAAGCCGCGCGCACGACGCGCCGCTAAGGACTAACAATCGTGCCATACTTGACACCTACGCAGGTTCGTTCTCGTATCCCGGCGTTATCTAATCAGACAACGTACACGGACCTAGAGTTAACTAACCTAGTGTCCGAGTTTGAAGATATCGCGGAACGGTATTTACAAACCGCTTGCGTTACTCGGACTGCGACCGCTGAAAAAATCGTGCGCCCGAACAAATGGGTGCAGCTCGCGAACCGTCCGGTAATTAGCGTCTCAGCGTTCACGATTGACGGCGTAGCCGGAACACTAAGCGAACTGACTGTAGAGAACGCTACCGGCTTAATTTACGGTCCTGCATGGTATGGGGCCGACGTTGTAACCGTCACCTACACCTATGGTCTCGCTACGACACCGGAACCACTGCTGCGCGCGTGCGCTGAATACTGCCGGTCGGTGGCTTTCGCTGACCGTTCCGGCCAGTCTCGCGACGTAATCGCTCAAAGCTTCGATGGTTCTATGACCCGTTACTCTACGCCGGACTGGACTAGAGGCCGACCGACTGGTTTCTTAGAGGTTGACCGACTGCTAAACAGTTTCCGCGAATACATGACACCGGGTCTAGCGTGACCGTAACTACTTCTATTCGCTGGCAAGCCGCTGAGCGCGTGGTATCACTGCTACGCGCTGAGCCGCTACTACGTTCGGTCAGTATTGAACCGGGCTGGCCCGGCGATCGAGTACCGCAAGCCGAACTTATTTGGCTGGACGAAATCGACGGAACCGTAAATATTCCGGTGATGACCGGCGGCCGTAAACAACGCGACGACATTTTTAACCTACCCTTCCAGATTCGGGTACTCGGCTACGCGACATTGACCGAAACTATGGAACGGCTAACGACACTGGTCGCAACGATCGAAGACGTACTAGCCGACGACACTTCGCTACTAGAGCTAGACGGCGTGCTTTCCGCGGAAGTAACCGAAGAACGCCAAACCTCTGCAATGTTTCCCGAAGGTCCGGTCGGTTTCGCGGAAGTAGTCGTAACAGTTTCGAGCCGACTTCTATAGGAGTATGTATCTCATGCAGGTAACGAACACTACCGGCGGCGATCTTTATCTAGCCGCACTACAAATCGTTGTTAACGAAGGCGAAACCGCTGACGTAGACGAAACTTACGCGTCTCTTTTGGTCGCGCAAGGCTGGACACTTAAACAAACAAAACCGGCGAAAGCCGCGGAAAAGGTCGCGAAGACCGAAAACGAAGGAGCCTAACAAATGGCCCGTACAGGTATCGACGCACAAATCGGCTACGCGCTTGAATCAACAGTAGGTACACCGGTCACCGTTACCGCGTTCGTTCCGCTGGTTTCTGAAACGCTTATGCAGGAACGCGCCCGCCTTGAGTCCGCCGGGATCATTGCCGGTCGTACTGTTCTCGCGTCGCAATCATGGAACGGTGGCGATATCACCGTTTCGGGTTCCGTTCAGCACGAGCTTTACAATCGTGGTCTAGGCAAACTGTTTACCGCTATGTTCGGTTCGGTTGCCACGACCGGCGCAGGACCGTACACGCATACCTTTACGCCGGGCGACTTGACCGGCGACGCGCTTACCGTGCAGGTCGGGCGACCAGCTACGAACGGCACCACCTACCCGTTTACCTATGCGGGTATGAAAGTGCAGTCTTGGGAGATCGCTTGCTCAGCTGGTGAGATCGCTACGCTAGGCATGGATTTAGTCGGGCAACGCGAAATTGATTTTCGTACCGTGACCGACGGCGTGACTACTTCCGGGTCCGCAGCTATCACTAGCTCGACTGCACTGTTTAACGCATCCGATATCGGTAACCCCATTAGCGGTACCGGTATTCCGACCGGTACGACTATCGCTTCGGTTACTTCCGCTACCGCTGCGACGCTTTCCGCTAACGCAACCGCAAGCGGAACCGGTGTAACTTTCACGCTCGGCGTTGCGCTTGCTGCGGCTTCGTATCCAACTGGCATTAAGCCGCTGAAATTCAATCATGCAGCGGTAACCATCGGCGGCGCATCGGTGAACGCTAAAAGTCTTACGATCGCCGGTAACAACGGACTCGACGACGCGCGTCGCTTTCTTGGTAACCAGCGCATTTCGGAACCGCTCGAAGCGAACCTACGCGAATATTCCGGCACGATCGAACTAGAGTTCACGGACCTTACGCAGTACCGGCGTTTCGTGACTGGTTCGGAAGCTGCGCTAGTTGCTTCGTTCACTTCCGGCACTGATTCGGTGACGATTACGACGAACGTTCGCGTGGATGGTTCTACGCCGCAGGTTTCCGGTCGTGAGATTCTCACGCAGTCGCTGCCGTTTAAGTGCGTCGCATCTTCTAACGACGCGTCCGCTATCACGGTCGCGCTCGTTAACAGCGACGCTACCCCGTAACGCATGGCGTATAAGCCCGGCAAATCTTCCGGTGCGGCGATCGCGTCGGAGTTTGGCGGGCGTTACGCCGTTAACGTTATTGGTCTACGCGAATTCCGTCGCGCGCTTAAAGCGGTCGGTCCGGAATGGCCGAAGGAACTAAGCCGCGCGAATCGTGAGATAGCTAAGATAGGTGAGCGCGTAAGTCAAAACGAAGCGCGCGGTATGGGTGGCGTACAACGTCGAGCTGCGAACGCTATTAAAGGTTCTGCTAGCGCACGCGAAGCACGCATACAAATTAAACCGTCGTCAGGTAAACGAAACCCTACGGCTATGGCGAACGTTGCGTTTTGGGGAGCTGAACGTCGGACCGGTTGGTATCGAACAAAACCGGAAGGCAAACGCCAGCACCCGGTTTGGGTCGGTAACAACTGGGAAGTAGCCGACATTAATAGCGGACCGTACGCAATCAACGCAGCTCTAGCACGCCATCTAGACGACATCGTAGCGGCGCATCGTGCCGCGCTTGACAGGCTGGCAGCTAGAGCGTTCAGCGACTAACCAAATAACCAAACCTTGCAGGAAGGTTTTCACTATGGCATCAGCACCGCGACCCGGAACCGGGCGACGAAAGCAAGCGACCGAACAGGCGCAGCGCGTTTTACGAATCACCGTAGCCGGTGAGACGTATTCGTTTTGTCCCGACAATATTCCGTTTAGCGAGCAAATCGCGGTTCGGAAGGCGTGCGGCGGTTTGCCGTTCTCAGCTTTTTGGGGCGGCGAAAACACTGTAGGCGTGGACTCGCTACAAATTATGTTTTGGCTCGCGCGTCGCGCGTCAGGCGAACCGAATCTACAACTAGCGACCGTGCTGGACGAATGGCCTACGATCCTTAACCCCGCTGACTTTGAGGTAGCGATCGAAGACCCGGACGAAACCGACGATGACCCGGAATAGTGCGGGCCAAACTTCTTAAAGTTTGGCCCGTTTTGTCGTATCTATACGGACTGAAACCGTGGGACGTTGGCCGACTGTCACCCGCTGAACTGCTCGTATATCTCGAAGACTTAGAAGAAACAAACCGCGCACGAATGAAAGGACGGTAACCGATGGCATCTACTAAATACTTGTCTATCGTCTTTACCGGCGAGGATCGTGGCGCGACTAAAGCGTTCCGACAGGTAGACGACGCAGCAGAAAACACCGGGTCGAAACTGGCGCAGCTTGGTTCTCGAATAAGCCCGGCGGTAGCGGCCGCGTCCGCTGCGGTCGTGGCCGGTGTCGGCTTCGCCATGAAAGCCGCTTTTGACGCGGCAACGGAATCGGCAGTAATCGCGCGCGAAACTGAACGCGTTATTCAAACTACCGGCGCGTCGGCGTGGACTACAGCGGATCAAATCAGCGACCTTGCTACTTCGGTTTCTAATCTCACTGGCAAGGACGACGAACTTATCCAGTCGTCGGCAAATCTTTTGCTTACGTTCGCGAAGGTCCGTAACGAAGTCGGAGAGGGTAACGATATCTTCGATCAAGCCGTAGGGCTTTCGCTAGACCTTTCCGTAGCGTTAGGTACTGACGCGTCGAGCGCATCTATCCAGTTAGGTAAAGCTCTAAACGATCCGGTGAAAGGCATTACTGCGCTTTCGCGTGCAGGCGTTTCGTTCACTGCGGAACAAAAGGAACAGATCAAAACACTGGTCGCGACCGGTGACACTTTGAGCGCGCAAAAAGTTATTTTGGGCGAACTGAAAAACCAGTTTGGCGGTGCAGCTGAAGCCGCTAAAACCCCTATTGAAGCGTTGCAAACGAAGCTCGGTAATTTGCAGGAAAGCATCGGCACCGCGCTTATGCCTACTATCGGTGCTATCGCGGATGCGGTGGGCGTAGCGGTTGATTCGTTTAACGCGTTGCCGGACCCGGTTAAGAATGCGGTTCTTATCGTAGGCGGTGTCGGTACTGCTGCGCTCGGTGCTATTCCGTTGGTCGCGAAGATTGCGGAAACGTTCGGTGATGTAGTCGGCCCGGCTATGGATATGTTTCGTCGGGTGGTTGATTCCGCTGCGATCGGTGTAGGGGAACTGGCTACGAAGCTCGGCGCGTCTCAGGATATGGGCGCGAAACTTGCTAGTGGTTTGGCGGGTGCGGTTACTCCTGCGCTTTTGGCGGTGACTGCTGCGGCGGTTATCGGTTTCGGTGTTTGGACTATGTACCAAAACGCGCAACGCGAAAACGAGCAACGCGCTAACGATTTCACTACCGCGCTTACCGGCTCAACTTCTGCCATTAAAGAAAACGTCGCTGCCGTAGTTACAAAACAACTACAAGATAACGGCGCAGCGGACGCGATGGTTAAATATGGCGTCAACGTAGAACGCGTCACCGGTGCGCTTATAACTAACGGTTCTGAAATTGAAGCCGTTAAAGATGCGTATTCAATTCACAACGTCGAAGCCGGGCGTACTACTACAATCTTACAGGAATTAGCCGCGGGCGGTTCCGGTACTGCTGCGGAATTTCTGCGACTTGCAACGTCTACCGGTATGGCTGTAGGCGACCAGCGAAATCTAGCCGTCGGTCTCGACCAAACTTCCGACGCTTACGATGCCGGTACCGAAAAAGCAAAAATACATACCGCAGTAACTGACGGCATGGCGAACGCTACTGGTCTCGCTACTACTAACACTCTCGCGCAGATTCAGTCGCTAAAGGATTTAGCGGACGAACTTCGCGCGCAAACAGACCCGTGGTTCGCGGCGTATAAGTCGCAGCAGCAAGTAACCGAAGCCCAGAACAAACTAAACGAAGCGACGCGTAAGTACGGTCCCGACTCGAAAGAAGCAAAGGACGCTGCGCTAGCGAACGCCGAAGCCGCTATTAGTCTCAAGGGCGACCTAATCGACTTGCGGCAAGCAAACCTTAACGGTGCCGGTGCGCCCGAACTAACCGACCAGCTCAAAGACCTTGAGCGGTTCGGGTTTGATCCGACCAGCGAATCGGCGCGCGGTGTCGCCTACGACATTCTCACGGTAGGCGCAGCAGCCGAAACGGTAGACGGCACACCGGTAAACGTACCGGTGAACAGTAACGTCGCCGCGGTGAACGCTGAACTAGAGAAACTACGGAACTATACGAAGTCGGTTTACACGTCTTCTAGTTACGTGTATGTCAACTACGGCACGCCGGGCGCAGACGGAAACGTTTATACACCTTTCCGCTATGGCGGCATGATGGGCGACGGTCCGTTTATGGTCGGCGAAAACGGACCCGAACTAGGTTATAAAATCGGTTCTAGTGTTCGTATCTTCTCAAACCCGGAAACTAATAAAATGCTTTCTTCGGGTGGTTCTATGTCAGGCGGTCCGGTAAACGTGTACGTCTCGAATACGCAAGCGTCACCGTACGAAATCGGTAAAGAAGTTTTGTGGGCTACGAAGGTGGCGGGTTAATGCCTAGCGACTGGACTTTTACCTATAACGGTTTAACGGTCGGCGGTGCCGGTTCTCCCTATCAAATCATGCAGCTAACCGGGTTGCATGACTCGCCGGAAGTACGAACCGCAGACCAAACCCGCGCACGCGATCACGGACTATTCGCCGGTACTGATCTACTTGGCGGGCGTTCACTAATGGCACAAATCGAAGTAGTCGGAGCGCATCCGAACGAAACGATATGGTCAGACTTTTCGCGCGCTCTCGTACCCGGTCAGAACGGCGAGCTACCTTTAGTGTTCCAAATTCCCGGCGTGGCGGGTGGCGTCGCGGTTGAGATAGGCGCACGGGTCCGACGGCTTTCGCTGCCTATCGACCGTCCGTATTTGTTCGGGCATGGTTCC